CCCAAGGATTAGGGAACTAATAAATTCCGAAAGGCAAGAATTTATTGACACGGCCGAGCTTGCGCTGTTGAACGCAGTTACAAGGGGTGAGGCTTGGGCGGTGTGCTTTGCGCTCAAGACCCAAGGCCGTGACCGTGGCTATGTTGAGAGACAAGAAATTAAAGCCGAAGCCAAAATAAGCGTTACCATATCCGAGGAAATGACAGATGAAGAACTTTGCCAAATCGCCCGGGGAAGCAGCGAATGGCGTGTTAGACCGAAGATCGGCCCGGCGTGACCTAATAGAATTTAGCCGCTACACCATGCCCGGGTATAAACCCGGTTGGCATCATCACGCAATCAATGATGCAGTGGACAGGATGCTTACCGGCAAGCTTCGCAGGTTGATTGTATCAATGCCCCCAAGGCACGGGAAAAGCGAGCTAATCAGCCGAAGGCTACCGGCCTTTTTGTTAGGGCAAAACCCCAATGAAACAATAATCGCTTCGAGCTATTCCAGCGACATGGCAAGCCGCATGAACAGGGATATCCAGAGAATCATGGACTCGGCCGAGTACAAACTACTATTCCCGCAAACAAGGTTAAACGAAAGCAATGCCAGAACAATAGCGGGTTCGTGGTTGAGAAACAGCGATTTGTTTGAAGTGGTCGGGCATCAAGGCGTGTACCGAAGTGCAGGCGTTGGCGGTGGTATTACCGGCATGGGCGCAAAGTGGTTGCTTATTGATGACCCTATTAAAAACAGGGAAGAAGCCGACAGCGCAATCATGCGAGAAAACATTTGGGATTGGTACACTTCAACCCTTTACACAAGGCAAGCCCCCGATGCAAGAATCTTAATCGTTATGACCCGTTGGCACTCGGACGATCTAGCGGGAAGATTGATCGCTCACGCAAACGACAACCCCAAGGCCGACCAGTGGGAGGTAATCACCTTCCCGGCTATTTCTGGCAGGGATAAAGAAAGCGGAGATATCCGAGAAGAAGGCGAACCACTTTGGCCAGAAATGTTCGGCATTGAAGACCTAGAACGAATGAAACTTTCAATGGGGGAATACCAGTGGAGCGCACTTTACCAGCAGCACCCAAGAAGCGGGGGCGGTACTGAGTGGCCCGATGAATACTTTGCCAAGGACATTTGGTTTGACTACTGGCCCAAAACAATAGCCATTAAAACCATAGGCGTTGATCCAAGCAAAGGCGCAGGGGGGAAGCATGGCGACTACTCAGCAATCGTAAAACTTGGCCGTGATACCGATGGCACATTGTACTGCGAGGCCGATCTTGCTCGGCGAAGTTCTGAAGCCATCATTGATACCGTGCTTGAAACCCAAGGCGAATTTAGGGCCGATGCAATAGCCTTTGAGACTAACCAATTCCAAGAGTTACTAGCAACCCAATTGCAACAGAAGGCGGCCGTTGCAGGCTATGCAGTACCCTTGGTTAAAGTGGTTAATACGGTCAATAAAAACATTCGCATACGCAGGCTTGGGCCGTATCTAGCGCAAAAGAATATTCGTTTCAAAGCCAACTCGCCCGGCACTAAATTGCTGGTGGATCAGCTTCGAGACTTCCCGGTAAGCGAGTACGATGATGGCCCCGATTCGCTTGAAATGGCGTTGCGTGTTATGATCGAACTTTACAACGGCAAAAGACAGCGACAACCATCCAGAGGGGTAACAACATGAGCAGCAAAAAAGCATGGTGGAATATCTTCGGCGGCGATACCACAGCCCAACGGTTAAGGGAACAACGGGAAATCCTTATTGAACAAATCAAAATTAAACGGTTGGAGAAGGGCAAGCGGTTGACGGAATCAAGCTACAGCGTGGGCCAAGACTTTTGGCTTACCAACTACTCCGATATGCTTGACCGTTATGCAGGGGGCTTTGCAGGCAGTTACCCGATTACACAGCCAACCGATAGGCGGTACGGTTCAAACTTCCCGTTCTGGGTTTCCGAGGTTCAGCTATCCATGCTACGAGCTTCGGCCCGGTTCATCGTGACAACATCGCCCAACGCACAAGGTTTGCTAAACGGTCTATGCTCTTATGTAATTGGCTGCGGATACAGTTACCGTGTGCAGGCGAAGAAAATGAGTGGGGCAAGCGATGAGTTAGTAACCGCAGTTCAAACGGTTATCGACAATTTTATCGAGCAAAACGGTTGGGCAGAAATGGAGCAAGAAATCTTCTGGCGGAGCAGGGAAGACGGCGAAAGCTTTTTGCGCTTATTCCCGCAGCCCGATGGCAGTTTAACCATTAGAACCATTGAACCCGAAATGGTGTACCAACCCGGTGGCAGCGATATGACGGAGTGGAGCTACGGCATTCAAACCGACCCCGACGATGTTTGCAGCATCAAAGCTTACCATGTGGATTACCGGGCAAGCGGGGGCCAAGATGAGGCCAACCCAACGATGGGGGAAATTGTTTCCGCTGAAAATGTCTGCCACATCAAGGTGAATGTTAAACGGTCTATCAAAAGAGGGCTAACCGACTTCAGCTTTGAAACCCTTGATGCGTTCAGCCAAGCCGGAAAGCTTCGCAAGAATCTTGGGGAAGGGGCCGCAGTTCAAGCAGCCATTGCAGCAGTACGGCAGCACGACACCAGCACCATCGACCAAGTGCAAGATTTTATTAGCGATGCGGTTGATTACAGCACCAGCAGTTACCCGGGCAGGCAACAGGACTTCCAGAAGATTGAGGCGGGAAGCTTCCTTGATATTCCCAAGGGCATGACCTATGTACCACCGCCAGCAGCGGCCAACAGTGCAGCCCATCTTGAAGTCTTCCAAGGGTTACTACGATCAGCAGGCAATCGACACAACGCCCCCGAATGGTTGGTTTCAAGCGATTCTAGCAATGGCAACTACGCTTCCAGTCTGACAGCCGAAGCCCCATTCACCCGCCATTGCATTCGCCTGCAAGAATTTTACAAGGGGCATTTTAGCCGGGTGATTAAGGCCGCAATCAATACCGCAATTCAAGCCGGGCTACTTCCCAAAAACACCATGAACCTAATTGACCTGCAAGCCAAAGCCCCAAGCGTTGAAACCCGAGACAAAGCCGCGGAAGCAACCGCTAACCAAATTTACTCAACCCTTGGTATCAAAAGCAAACAGACTATCGCACAGGAAATTGGCCTCGACTGGGAGGATGAGGAAGTTAACCAGCACGAAGCGGCGACCAGTGGCAGCGCTGGCAGTACGCTCAAGATGCCGGATGAGCAAGACCAGCAAGAACCCGAGGAAGAAGCACCACCCGAGGGCGAATAGTGAACGATATTATCAATAGCACACTTGCGGCCAAGTTTAGCCTGCACCAAGATAAGCAGCTAAGCGTTGCCGATGGGCTTGCCGATACCGTGGATGCCAAGCTACAAACCATCCTTAACCGCATGGTAAGGGTACTACGATCCAAGGTGGGGCCGACTGAGAAAAAGTACGCCATCCGATCCGACCTATACAAAGTAATTCTGATTACCAATGAAATCATGGCCCGTGGTCTAGCACACATGGCAAGCAGTTCCCACGCCGATGCAGCCACCGTATTAGTCAAGACCGTACCAAAGGGGCATCTAAGTTTAATCACAGAAAAAAAGCCTATTCTTGAAGATCGTAAGTCCGAGATGGAAGACGAAATCAAGGGCATGATATTTGACCCGCTTTCAGCCGAGAAGGTTCAAACCATAGTACGAGGCACTACAGCAGGCGCAAGCTGGCAAAGCCGGTTGGCACAGCAAACAAGCTTGGCCCCGCCCGAACACCTAGCAACAATATTGACCCAAGATTTTAACGGTCAAAAGTCACCCGCTGAATTGGCCCGGGTACTCAAAGACCATGTAGGGGGAGTGGCCTCAACTGCCCGAAGAGTGGCCCGCAATGAGTCGATGAGAATAGCCCACGAATCAAGGATGGATTCTTACGAGGATTTGGGCGACCTTGTTATTGGCTATCAAATACACGCCACAATGGATACCCGAGTACGGCCAGAACACGCAGCCCGATCCGGTACGGTGTATTACAAGAAACCAGTATCGGGGCAATTAGGCTTGGACAAAATGCCAAGACCGCCGCTTGAAGAAGATGGAACCGTAGCGCATAACTGCCGTTGTTGGATAACCCCGGTGCTTTCGGTCAATCAAGAAATCGAGAAAGACCCCGCCGCCAAGAAGCTATTCAGCGATGCAGCAGGCAAGCTAATCCCAAACCCCGCTGTTTATTCGGATTGGTTTGATCGTGCGCCAGAGGCAGACAAGGCAAGGGTAGTTGGTGCAAAGCGGTTGTCGATTATTCGGGGGCAGCTTACCCCGGGGCAAAGTCTCAACTGGGGGCATTTTGTCAACCCAACATCGGGAAAGCTTTTAGACGCTTCAACGCTAGTCAATGAAAGCCCCGAAGGTCGCAAAGATCGATTGAACAAGTTTAAGTATCTGATTACCAAACGGAAAGAACTTACTCAAAAGGTTTACACCTACGGCTACTTACCGCCTAAGATAGTAAGCAGGCCGCAGAACATGAGCTTGCGGGCCATTGTGATTAAGCAGGGCGGGATAACCCCCAAAAGCATTCATGCCGACTTCAATTACAAGGAAGATATTAAGCAATTCGGGTTGATTGGGGCCATGCGAAAGACCGGTGTTTCCTTAGATGTTATGGCGCAGAGCTTGCAAACCAGCGGCCATATAATGATACCGGACAACAGAAACGGCGACGATTATTTACTTGAATTAATGCAGAACGACCACCGTAGTTTGCTAGAGCGCAACGATAAAGACCTTGACGATGAATACAACCAGTGGGCAAAACTTCAAGCACAGATAAAGGCGGAAGGACACGATGAGCGAGACCTTAAAAAAATACGCAGAGACAGCAAAGCGGCTGGCATACTTGCAGCACAGGAGCAAGTTGCTCAAGACCTCGCTGAATGGAGTCCGCAAAGCCCGGCAAGCCTTGCAGCCCAACAACAGCGAGACAAAGAACTTGCCAAAGAATGGGAGCGAGAACGAGCCGAAGAAGAAGCCGCCCGAAAGCACGACCCCAAAACCAACACCCCCGACGATCTAAGCTTTGACTTTGGGTTCAATGAAGAACCACCCAAAAAAACTAAGCCCAAAAGTTAAGCCCCTCTCAATTTGACTTTGCCCCCCTGCATTTCGCATACTCTGCGCCATGCTGATTAAGTTAATCAAAAAAATCTGGTTTACCGAAGCCAAGCTTTCTTTCGAACCGCTTAAAGTGGATCGTAAAAAGTGCTTGATTTACGGTGTTAAAATCATTGGTTTTGATTCTGACAACGGCCGCAAATACCTTCCAGAAGCTTTGAAAAAAGCCCTGCCACTTTATGAAGGCATCAAAGTTAATGTGGATCATCCCGACGATCCAAGCGATACCCGTTCAGCCTATGACCGATGCGGCAAATTAATCAATGTTCGCTTTATCGAAGGCAAAGGCCTGTTCGGTGACCTTTGGCTAAACCCCGGTCATCGCATATTTGAAAGCGTATTCAGCGCAGCAGAACAAATGCCAGATTTATTTGGCTTGTCACACAACGCACAAGGCGAAGGCGAAAAGGAAGGCGGTATTTTTATCGTTTCCAAAATCACCGAAGTACGCCATGTAGACCTAGTCGCAGACCCAGCAACCACATCATCCTTATCGGAGGCAAAGAAAATGCAGAAGTCGAATCGCATGAAAGAAGAAGACGAAAAAGAAAAAGACGAAAAGCCAGTGGAAGAATACGACGAGCCAACCAAGGAAGGCGAAGACGATGAAAAAGACGATCTAGCTTCCAAGGTAATGGATGCGCTCAAAGAAGCTGACGATAGCGACGAAGAAAAGGCGCAAAAGATCGTTGACCTTGTTAAAGAAGCCCTTGAAGAAGCTGACGGCGAAGAAGATACCACCGAAGCTGAAGGCGATGAAGACAAGGACGAAGAAAAAGACACCACCGAAGCCGAAGAAGAAGATACCGAAGAAGAAGATACCGAAGAATCTTCCCGTCATCGCAAATCTTCCAAGCTTGAACAACTCCAAGAAGAAGTCCGAAGTATTAAAAAGGAAGCGTTCATTCGCCGCCTTTGTGAGTCTGAAGGCTTGCCTGCAACCAAGCAGTTAATTGAAGACTTTAAACCGTTGAAAAAGACTGCCATCTTGCGCCATGCTAAGCGATTAGCCTTGGCACACAAGCAAACCAAACCTCGTAGCGGTGTACCCGTTACCGAAGCAAAACAAGCCCGCATTCCAGCAGGGCAAGACCTCTACAATTGGCTACAAAACTAAGGAGAAGAAACAATGTCTAGCACTTTTGGCGGTTCAAGATTTGTGAAGCCGGTTGACTTTCGCTTGGTCAGATACCCCGCACCAGCAAGCACCGTAATTTCAATTGGTGACTTCCTTTATTGGGATGCAACCAATTCAGTTGTTAAACCGTTATCCGCATATGTTGGCAGCGGCGTAGCGGGAACCGATCATACCGACCTAGCAGCTTTGTTTGTGGGTGTTGCCGTTCAAGCAAGGCTTGCGCAGCAAATCACAGCAGGCGAAATCGAAGTTGTAACCGAGTGCATTTATGAAGCCGATTGCGCTTCTGCAAGCACTTATCTGCCCGGCGATATGGTTTCCGTGGTTTCTTCTGGTGCAGCAGCAGCAGGGGCAATCAGCGATCAAGCAGTTGTTGAAACTGCAACCGATTCCAAGGCCATCGGCTTGGTTACCAAATACACAGCCGGAAACATTACAAAAGTAACGGTTCGGCTTATTGGCTTAGCCTCAAGAAACAAAATATAACCCTTTAAAGGAGGACGCAATGTCCAGAATTAATTCGCTGAAGGTTAAAGAACTATACGAATCCCGCAAGCACTCCGCAGGGGGCAAGCTGGCGTTCCTTAACGATATCAAACATGGCCTTGGCCTTTCGGACAAGTCCGGTTCCCCTAATCGTGACCATGCAGGCAATGCAACCCTACGGGAAGCACGATTGAAGCCCGAGCAATTCAGTATTCAAGAACTTGCTGAAGGTATTATCGGCAGTTCGTGGCGCAATTATTTTGACCCTGCAAACGGTGGGGCAATGGCACGGCATACCGTAGCACGAAGCCTTGTCGAGCAAGGGTTTCCAAACGATTCTAGGGCGTTATTAGAGGCTACCGGCACCGGTATTGACCCTACAGCCTTCGCAAATATTAATGCGTTTACCGCAGTCGTTGGCGGCTTAATTGAAGTGAAAATTTTGGAGGCTTTTCAAAATCCAGCTTTGATTGCAGATCAGTTAATGCCCTCTGAAGCGACTAAATTAAACGGTCAAAAAGTGATTGGCGTTAACCGTTTGGGAGACAAAGGCAAGAAGCGAAATCCCGGCGAGCCACACCAGCGGGCGCAGTTCAACGAGCGTTGGATTGAAACCCCAGAGACAAGGGAAAATGCACTCGCAGTTGATATCTTGAAAGAGACTATTTTCTTTGATCTTACCGGCGACCTGTTAAATGTTGCAGGCAGCGTTGGTGAAGAATTGGCATACCGAAAAGAGCTTGAAGTTATTGACACCATCCTTGGTGTAAACAATTCCTTCAAATATAACGGAACCGCCTACAACACCTACCAGACTTCCAAAACATTGGGCTATATTAATGATCATAGCAATGTGCTGGAAGATCACTTGGCAATCAATAAAGCCATTGGGCGGTTTACAAAAATGGAAGACCCGGGTTCTGGCAAACGCATTTTGATTATGCCCGACACCATTTTGGTTAACCCTGCAAGGCTTACTAATGCGCAACTAATCTTGGGCGCAAACATGACGGAAAACAGAATTGCAACGGGTGCTACTCAAGCTACCGCAAGCAACCTGTCGATTCGTCAAACCCCCGGCAATCCTTACACCGGACAATTCAAATTGCTTTCCAGTCCATTGATTGAAATGCGCTGCACCGATGCGGATGGCCTTAATCTTTCGCAAGCCAATGCGGATGAATATTGGTGGATCATGCAGGCTGGTAAGTCCTTCAAATATATGCAGAACTACCCTTTAAATGTCCAACAAGCGGCCCCTAACCAATACGAAATGTTGGATAAAGGTATTGTTGCTTCCTACTTTGCCAACGAGCGTGGCATACCTTCCGTATGGTCACCTTGGCACACCGTTCGCAACAAAGCTTAATTAGGGGTTGAAGATGAAAAAGGGAGTAGCAGAAAGTTTACAAGTTTGGGAAGTTCGGGTTGCCGGTCTTCCCAAATTACTTATCGAATCAATCAGTAAGGCAGGGGCCGAAGCAATCTACAAAGAGCGTTTCCACTTGCGTTCTGAAGTCACTTTCTCGGAGGTGGTACATTGTCAACCGCTACCGAACGAATCAAAACAGCGATAGACCAAGTAAGCCAGCGCATCGTGGAGGTAACCGCCACCTACAAGCCCACCTACAGCGTGGACGGCGAAAGCTACAGCCATGAAAGCTACCTTACAAGTCTTACCGCTTCCCTAGTGGCATTGCAAACTTCATTGCAAGTATTGCAAGGCCCGTACCAAAAAATAACAAGGATGAGAACATGAGATTTGCCAAGATTGATATCAGTGCAAGCGGCGATTCAACCATTGTTGCAGCCGTAGACGGTTTAAAAATCAGAGTGATTACCTATGTTGTGGCTAGCGATATCAACACCAAGCTGAAATTCAAAAGCTCAAGCACCGACCTTACTGGCCCGATGTCCGTGGGGGCGTACTCCAACATTTACAACGGCAATACCGACTTGATGCCGGGGGGCTTGATTGGGGTTTTAGAAACCCAACCGGGCGAAGCTTTGATACTGAATAGCACCGTTGCCGCCGCTGTGGGCGGGCATATTGTCTATAAGGAAGTTTAACTTTGAATACTAGCCAAGAATATCTGGCGTGGGATAACCGGGAGGCGGTTACATACACCGTCTACGGCCTTACGCTGCATACTTCTGGCTATGTTGAAAGCTACACTGGTATTACCGCCAAGCGGCGTTCAATCAGCAATCGTGATGTACCTAGCCAGCGCACAGGGATATTTACTGCCGACGATTTGGTATGGTTATTGCCTGCCGCCGTTGTGCCAGTAGGGGTAAGACCAAACCCCAACGATTATCTTACCGATGCAGCGGGGCGAATATGGACGGTGTTAGAAACTCA